CAAGGTCTTGCGGGCTTTCCGGGATTACGCTGACCATCAAAGACTTGTCGCCGTGACCGAATCGCCAGCCCATTCGTCGCTCGGCGGCTCGATTCAGAAGCGATTGAAACACTGCCCCGGTTCGCGCCGGGCCAGTGTCGGGATGCCGAACGAAGCAAGCGAGTTCGCAGCGTCGGGGTCGGTGGCGCATGGATTGGGCGAGCATGCGCTGCTGATCTGGCTGAACCATCGGGGCGTTGCCGACTGGCGCACCTGGCTGGGATTGCAGGAAGGCCAGAGGGTCAAGCAGGACGGTTTCGACATCGTCGTCGACGCGGACATGGTTCGGCACGTCGCCGGCTATGTCGAGTTCGTCACCGGCCTCGTCGAGTGGGGCGACACCCTGCTCGTCGAGGCGCGGTTTGACCTGTCATCAATCCACCCCGGCGCGTTCGGTTCATCGGACGCCGTGATCTACAAGGCGGCAAGCCGGACACTGATCGGCATCGACTTCAAGTACGGGGCTGGTGTCGAGGTAGAAGCGGTGGAGTCCGAGCAGCTTTTGTTCTACATGCTCGGCGCGATGCTGCTGCTCGGCAAGCCAGTATCCCAGTGCAGGGCCGTCATCTATCAGCCGCGCGCCCCGTTCGGCGCCCCGGTGAAAGACTGGTCGTTTGATCCGGCTCGCTTGATCGAGTTCATGTTCGAGTTCAAGCAAGTCGCGCTTGCCACCGAGGCGGATGACCCGTCGTACAAGGTCGGCTCGCATTGCCAGTTCTGCCCGGCCGCGCCCGTCTGCCCGGAGCTCGCCAAGTTCCGAGAGGAAACCATCACCATGATTCAAGAAGCACTGGCGGGGCGGTACGACCCCGAGAAAGCCGCTGATCTGTTGCGGCGCATCCCCATCATGGAATCCGCGCTGAAGCGGTACAAGGAATTCATGTTGTCGGAGGCGAAGAACGGCCGCGGCCCCTTCGGGTGGAAGGTGGTCGAGGGTAAGACGAATCGGTCCTGGGGCAACGCCGACGCGGTCAAGGCGTGGCTCGCGATCAACGGTATCCCCGAGGCGGACTACCTGACGCCGCCGAAGGCACCGGAACTGCGCTCGCCGGCGCAGGTCGAGGACGCGATCGGCAAGGAGATGATGGGCTTCCTGTCGCCGTTCGTGAGCAAGCCGCCGGGTGCGCTGACGTTGGCGCCGCCGGAAGACAAGCGAAAAGCTGTTCGCGTCACCCCGCCAACCGAATTGTTCGGCGCGGCGTAAGTTTTTGTTGCATTAATAGTTGCGTGTAACGCATCATTGCCGCGCAACATCTCAAGCATTCAACTATGGGAATCAAACCAATGGGAACCGAATTTCCGAGCAGCAAGCCCGAGTTCAAGACGGGCATCAAGCTGGCTGGCGGTAACAGCATCATCACGCCTGTGTTCCGGTGCAGTTTCACCTATCTGGTGAATCCGCAGATGCCGGGTCCGGACAACGACTTGAAGGAGCCGAAATATTCGGTTCTGTGCCTGTTCCCGCCGGATGCCGACTTCACCCTAATGAACGGGCTGCTGAAAGACATCCTCGAAAACGGCCGCTGCAAGTTTGGCACCGATCCGTCGAAGCACCCGCACGGCTTCAAGAACCCTTGGCACGACCAAGGCGAAAAGGAATTCGACGGCTTCGTGAAGGGCTCGAAGTACATCACCATCTCGTCGGCGCAGAAGCCTGACATCCTGGCGGCGGACGGCGTCAGCCGAATCACCGACACGTCGATGATCTATTCGGGCTGTTTCGCCCGCGCGATCATCAACGCGTTCGACTACTCCAACAAGTCGAAGGGCGTCAGCTTCGGTCTGAACCATATCCAGAAGATCGCGGATGGCCCGAGCCTCGGCAATCGGGTTCGCTCCGAAGGTGCGTTCAGCGCGGTCGAGCCGCAGGCCGGTTTCGGTCCCGCGGGCGGTACGGGCGCCCCGTCAAACGCGAACGCTCTGTTCGGCTGATTGCGTTAAACGCATTACGAAGACCCGGGTCGCTCCGGGTTTTCTTTGGAGGAATCCCAATGCAATCACTGCTGCCCATCGTTGAAACAACGATCGAACAAACAGAGCAGGCCGCCGCGGACATACGCGCCGCCGGAACTCTGGCAACGAATCCCCGGCAGCGCGCCCGCATCGTCCAGTCGAACCTGGCCATTTCTGCGGTGCTCACCGAACTCTATCTGCAGCGCCTCGCACTCCATCATGGCCCGGTACACCGTTAGTTCCGGGGACACGCCCCGCCCCTGCGACGGATGCGCCCTGCACGACAAGTGCTGCGCACACGAGCTGGCTTGCCACGATTTCGCCATGTGGGTAGTTCGGAACAAGTCGATCAATCTTCGGCGCGATCCGACTGCCGGAATATTTGACTTGGTTTTCGAGAACGAGCGGTATGACCACGTTACGCCGGACGACATTGACGTGATCCGCCGAGTCGTGAGCGCGTCATGACCGACATCGTTCACATCGATTTTGAGACACGCAGTCCGGTCGACCTCAAGAAATACGGCTTTGATCGCTACTGCGCCAACGAAGATACGGTCCCGACCTGCCTTGCCTTCTCGTTCAACGACGAAGCCGGGGTTCCGATCATCAAGAGCAACCCATACAAGGGCTCGCGCCGGCTGGTCGAGCATCCGGATACCGCGAGCCTGCTCGACCACGTCGCGGCCGGCGGCCTTGTCTACGCCCACAACGCACAGTTCGAGTTCGGCATCTGGAATCGCCGCTGCGTGCCCCTGTACGGATGGCCGCCGCTCAAGATCGAGCAGATGCGCTGCACGATGGCGATGGCCCTCGCCATGTCCCTGCCCGGCGCGCTCGGCGATGCCGCTGCCGCGCTCGGCCTGGACATGAAGAAGGACGACCACGGCCAGCGTGTGATGATGCAGCTATGCCGCCCGCGCAAGACAGGCAAGCCGAGCAAGACTGATCCGGGCTGCCAGACTTGCGGCGGCACCGGCGTTTATCTGAACGCCACCTGTCCGGTCTGCGTCGAGTGGTACGACGACCCGGACAAGTACGCCACCCTGTACGGCTACTGCCAGCAGGACGTTCGCACCGAGCGCGCCCTGCACCATCGCCTGCTTGAACTTGATTCGCGCGAGCAGAAGATTTGGCAAATCGACCAAACGATCAACAACTACGGCGTCCGTATCGACGTGCCGGCCGTCAAGGGCGGCATGGCCATTGTCGCCGCCGAGAAGAAGCGAATGGACGCCGAAATGCGCGCTGTCACCGGCGGCCATGTTGATACCTGCACGAGCTCGACCGCGCTGACCGAATGGCTGTGCGCCCAGGGCGCCGTCACGGCCGGCGTCGCCAAGGCAGATGTGAAGGCGCTGCTCGACAACGACGAACTGCCGGGCGACCTGTGGAACGACGAATTGTTCGGCAATGAGGTTCTTGTCGAGGGGCCGGTGCGCAAGGCGCTGAAGCTGCGCCAGGTCGCGGCAAAGGCATCGACGGCCAAGATGGCGAAGATGCTCGACACGATCGGGCCTGACGAAATCGCGCGGTTCCTCTACCAGTACCACGCCGCGCACACCGGGCGATGGGGCGGCCGTCGCGTGCAGCCTCAGAACATGATGCGCCCGCTCAAGGTGTTCGAGGACCACGAGATGCAGGAGAGCATCATCTGCTCCCTGGCAGCCGGCTGGTCGGCGCAGGCGATCGCCGCGTTCTACGGGCAACCGATGGACGCCATCGCATCGGTGATGCGCGGGTTCCTTATCCCGCATGTCGGTAACGAATACGTGATCGGCGACTACTCGAATATAGAAGGCCGAGGGCTGGCCTGGTTGGCCGGCGACGAAGACAAGCTGGAAGCGTTCCGCCGGCAGGACGACGGTACAGGGCCGGAAATCTACATCGTCGCCGGCGCCAAGATTTTCGGCGTCGATCCCGAAACGCTGACGAAGAAATCACCTGAGCGGCAGATCGGGAAGGTCAGCGAGCTCGCGTGCATTGCTGAAGACCAACTCGTTCTTACCGACGAGGGTCTTGTCCCCATCCAACTTGTGACGACCGCCATGCGTGTGTGGGACGGCGTTGAGTTCGTCGCGCACGACGGTGTCGTTTACAAAGGAGTAAAGCATGTCCTTGAATACGACGGACTCATCGCTACCGAAGATCACTCAGTCTGGATTCAGGGGCAACGTGGGCCGGTACCTCTCGCATACGCCGCCTCCTGCGGCCTTCGTCTCGCAGTGTCCGGAGATGGTGGGGCGCGTGTACGGGTGGGTCAAGATCGTCAGCCCGGAGAAACGATGGGGACCGGACTGGCAGCGCCCTATGGTCCTGACGGAATGCACGGGCTGCGCGAGAAGGAACTGGACGAACATGAGTTCGTTGACCCGCGGTATCAGCAAGGGCTGCCAGTCGTGTTCGCGGCCGAGAGTTATTCCGAAAAAGCTGGATCGCATTTTGACGGCGGCAAAAAGCCGCTGTACGAACCCAAAGGACCGTGGATACCGGAACTACGGGGGCCGCGGCGTGACGTTCGACTTTCCAAGTGTGATGGCAGCGGGACTATGGATTCTGTCGAACATAGGCCAGAGGCCGCCGGGCGCCGAACTGGACCGAACGGACAACTTGAAGGGATACGCGCCGGGCAATCTTCGGTGGGTCACTCGACAACAGAATCAGGCGAACCGCAGGAATTCGCGACTACCTTTCTGGAATCCGGAAGAATGGCCGTATGCGCGCGGTCAGGTCGCCAAGCGCATAGCGGCGGGCATGACGCGCGATCAGATACTCGCGGACGCACACAAAGCCGTAGCGGAGAAGCGGAAGAACTGGCGCGGGATCGCAGAACGGCTCGCGTCTATGATCTGCTGAATTGCGGGCCGCGCAACAGATTCACGGTGTCCGGAAAGCTCGTCCACAACTGCGGATTCGCCGGCGGCGTCGGCGCGTTCCAGTCTATGGCTCGCATCTACGGCGTTCGCCTCGCAGACGCCAAAGCGCAGGAAATCGTCGACGCTTGGCGCAACGCCCATCCAGCCGTCGCAGGCGTACAGACCGAGTACGGCCGCAAGGGCGGCTACTGGAAGAACGTCGAGCAGGCCGCGATGGACGCGATCAAGTATCCAGGCCGCAAGTTCCTCGCCGGTGCGCCGGGACGCGAAACGGCGTACCTCGTCAACGGCTCGTTCCTGTGGGCTCGGCTGCCATCCGGCCGATGCCTCTGCTACCCCTACCCTGAAATCCGCACGATTCAGACCAGTTGGGGCAAACCGCGCGAGGCGATCACCTACAAGACGGCGCTGTCCGGCGATCCGAAAGCCCGCAAGAAGCTGATCGCCGATCCCGGCAACACGGGCAAATGGGGCCGCATCTCGACGTATGGCGGGAGTTTGACCGAGAACAACGATCAGGCTATCTGCCGCGACCTCCAAGCCGACGCGATGGCCGCACTCCACGACGCCGGCCTGCCGATCACCATGCACACGCACGACGAGATCGTCGGCGAAGTGCCGATCGGCCGGGGCAGGGAACTCCTGCCGACCTTCAACCGAATGATGGCCGCCGTGCCCGCGTGGGCGAAGGGGTTGCCCGTCGTGGTGGATGGCGGCGTCGCGCATCGTTATCACAAATAACTGTTGCGTTTTACGCATTACTTGTGCAGCATCATCGCGCTTGAACTAACACGGAGGTCAACCAAATGTCTGACGCAGTAGATCGCGGCAACGACCGCGCACAGGAAGAACTGGACGAACTGCTCGCCATTCGCCGCCCGGTCCGCCAGGCCACCGCAACCGGGTTCTGCCTGCACTGCGAAGCAGAGTTCGACGGATCGCGACGCAATCACAGGTGGTGCAACGCCGAGTGCCGCGACGACTGGCAGAAGCGAAACCCCGATCACCGCCAGTTTCGGGATCGCGAGCCGATCATCTCGGGTGGCGGGAACGGGATTTATGCCGACTACACGGGCAACCATCGGCGTATCGACCGCGGGAACGATTCGGATGCGCGGCTGATTGCGGGATTGGAGTGATGGGTATGCCGAAGAACTGGAACCATCTCGGATACCACCCCGTTCTGTACGCTTGCCTCCTGCTCGTAGATATGAAAGTCGCTCGCCACGCCTTTTCGTCTCTGCCGCCCGTGCAGAAAGAAATCTTCGGTATCTCGGCGCCGAGCCCGAAGCTCATGGACGCATGCTCCGCGGCTATGGACGCGATTACCGAGAATGAGCAGAGAATCGTAGAAGACGCCGCAGAGAGGGAATTTAAGCGGCTGTACGGGCTGGACCTCGGGGCGCTACGCAGGCGGGCGTCGGAACTTTCAATCGAATACCCCAGTTTTGCGAAAGAGCCTGCAGCCCCTATCGTCCCCCCAGTTAAAGGTCCGCTTATTGCGGAAGCCCCGCTCGGGTCTATCGGCCGTAAGATGACTATCGTCGAGGTCATAGCGCTCACTTCGCTCCCTCGGAGCAGCCTGTACCGTCGCATAGCACAGGGGGTGTTTCCCCGGGCAAAGTTGATTGGACCGAAGGGCACCCGCCGAATAGCCTTTGACGAAGCCGAAATCTTGGAGTGGATGGCGGACCCACAGAACTATAAGGCCCAGCAGAAATGACCCTCGTCGACCACGCGCTCGCGCATGCCGCAGAGGGGAAATTTGTATTCCCGCTCGTTCCCGGCGAGAAACTTCCCGCGATCGAGAACTGGCCGAACCGCGCCACTCGCGATTCCGAAACTATCCGCCAGTGGTGGAACGCTGACGGCGACCCGCTCTGGCAGCAGCAGTACAACATCGGCATTAGCTGCGGCCGGTTCGGCGACGCGGGCGAATCGTTGTGCGTCGTCGACATCGATAACAAGGGCGGCAAGAACGGATCAGCCGTACTCGCCGCGCTGCAGGCCGCCGAACCCGGCCTGACGCCGGCGACTTTGGTCCAGACCACGCCGACGGGCGGATTCCATTTCGTCTATCGCACGACGACGCCCGTCGCCAACTCGGCCAGCAAGATCGGCGACGGCCTGGACATTCGCGGCACCGGCGGGTTCTTCGTCGGCGCGGGCAGCATCGTCGAGAAGGGCGTCTACGGCGTTCATCCTGCCTCATCGCCGATCGCCGTCGCGTCGCCCGATCTGATCGCCAAGTGCACGGCTTACGTTCCGCGTGTCGCGCGCTCCGTCGTCCCGATCGTCGTTGATGAGAACGCCGCGACCGAGCGCGTCCGCGAATACCTGAAGACTGCCAAGGCTGCCGTCGAAGGCCACGGCGGCAACGAGCGCACCTACAAGACCGCAGCTCGGTGCAAAGACCTCGGCACCGACGCAGAGACCACCCTGTCGATCATGCTGGAAGACGGCGGCTGGAACGAACGCTGCTCGCCGCCGTGGGAAAGTGACGAGCTCGCCATTACGGTCGAGAACGCATACACGCACGGTCGCAACGCCCAAGGCTCAGCCGCCCCTGAAGCGTCTTTCACTGCAGCCGCCGAGACAGCGCCCGCTGACTGTTTCGGCGGCCCGGTGAATGAACTGAACCGCGAGCACGCGCTGGTGTTCATCGGTGGCGAGTCCTATGTCCTGTGGGAGACGACCAACGCCGAGGGTCGTTTCGATCTTCGCTACCTGTCGGAAAACGCATTCGCCCGGCTCCATTCCGGGAAGCTCGTCGAGCAGACCACTTCGACGGCCGCCGGGACGAAGAAGTCATACGCGCCGATCTCGAAAGTGTGGCTCGGCGCGCGGGCCACGCCGAGCGCTGCGGAGCCTTGGCGGCGCACCTATCGCGGCGTCTGGTTCATGCCCGGCAAGGATGCGCCACCGGGCTACTACAACGTCTGGCGGGGCTTTGCGGTTGAACCCCACGACATGACCAAGCCTGCGCCGGCGGAGTGGCAATGGGCGCTTGACGCTTGGCGCGAGCATCTGCTGAAAAACGTCTGCTCAAACGAGCCGATCATGGCGCACTGGCTGACAGGCTGGCTCGCCCACATGGTTCAACGCCCTTGGGAGAAGCCGCTGACCGCCGTCATCCTGCAAGGCGAGAAGGGCACCGGCAAGACGTCTACCGTCGAGCGCGTGCTCGACCTGATCGGGCAGCACGGCCTTGTGGCGCACGATAACCGCTACATCATGAGCCAGTTCAACGGGCACATGGAAGCCATGTTGATGCTGGTGCTTGATGAGGCGATGTGGGCCGGCAGCAAGGAAGGTGAATCGAAGCTGAAAGGGCTCATCACCGGCACGCATCACAACATCGAGCGCAAGGGCAAGGAGATGTACTCGGTGCGGAATCTGACCCGCATCGTGCTGATCGGCAATGCGGAATGGCAGGTGCCGGCCAGCCTGGATGAGCGCCGGTACGCCGTGTTCCATGTCGGCAACGGACGCCAGCGCGACAACGTGTTTTTCGAGCGGCAGCGCCTCGCGATGGAAGCCGGCGGCTCGGCGCTGCTGCTGCGCTACCTGCTTGACTTCGACCTGTCCACCGTCAACGTGAACCGGGCGCCAGACACTTCCGCCCTCGCCCGCCAGAAACTGCTGTCCTTGTCGCCGGTCGGCGCGTGGTGGCATTCGTCGCTGGTCGAAGGGGCAATCAGTGGACTCGAACAGCGCTTCGCGCCGACCGACGATTGGTCTGAAAAACCCGTGCTGATCGAGAAGTCGATGATCCGCACGGCGATCCGCAAGTATTACCAGGATCACAACGTCCGCGAGCGCCTGCCCGCCGACCATGAGGTTCTGCGTGAGCTCCGGAAAATATGCCCCGGCGTCGAGCCCACTCGCGGGCCGCGCAACGGCGGCGTGCAGCCGTACTGCTATGCGATCCCGAAACTATCTGAAGCCCGCACCGTGTGGGAGACGACGCTGGGCTATCGCGAGAATTGGCTTTAATTAGTTGTTGCGTTTAACGCATTACCGATGCACAATCATAGAACGAACAAACCAAGGAGTTGACCTGATGGCTACCAAGAAGATCGAAGCGGCAAAGGGTGCGGACCCGCGGCAGGGAAAGACCTACATCAAGGGCGGCCGGCTGTGCACCGTGGACTACAAGGGAGAGTCCCCCGCGAAAGGGATGCCGGAGCAGGGCGCCATCGTCCGAGCTATTGATCGCGCCGCGCCTACCGTATGGAACGTCCAGTTTGGTAAAAAAGCGGCAAGCATCAAGTCCAAGTTCCTGACGGCTGTCGGCGCCTGATGTCGCCGGTCCTTGTGGGGCTGTACTCGGACACGCCCGGTTGCGGAAAGACCTTCGCCGCCGAGCAGCTTGTCGAGCACCATCGGTTCGCCCGGGTGCGGTTCGCCGACCCCATCAAGAAGATGGTCGGCGTATTTCTCGAACGATCTGGCGTCGACGTCGACCTGATCCCGCGCATCCTCGACGGCGATATGAAGGAGGACCATCTGCTTCGCGTGTACGGGCTGACGGCCCGCCGCCTGATGCAGACCCTCGGCACCGAATGGGGTCGCTCGTGTGTGTCGCCGGAGGTGTGGCTTGACCTGTGCCGCCGCCAGGTGATGAAGCTGCTCGACGCGCGACACAGCGTTGTCGTCGATGACGTGCGATTCGCCAACGAGGCGGAAATGATCCGACGTCAAGGCGGGTTGCTCATCAAGATCGAATCTGATCGCAGCGTGGCCTCAAACGGCCATGTGTCCGACGGCGGCATTTCAGGAATCAAGTTCGACGCTGTTATCCAGAACAACGTCGCCGAGCCTGATCGCATGGTGGCCGATCTTCGCTACATCATCGCCGGAGTAGTTCCATGAACGACACTCGCGAAAAAGAACTGAGATCGCTGCTCGAACGGGCGGCGAACAAGCTGGAAGGCAAGAACTCGCACGGCATTTATCCGGCGACGCACGGCCAGTACGACAACACTCGGCCGGAGAGAGACGAACTGCTGGTGCTCGAAATCCGCAACGCACTTGATCGCCCGGTGGCGTACCTGTGAGCCAATTCGACAGAGAGTATCGGGCGCTTCTGAAAGACGTGCTGATCTGCGGATCAACGCGCAGCGACCGCACCGGCACCGGGACTACGAGCCTGTTCGGCGAACGGATGCGCTTTGATCTGCGCAACGGCTTCCCGTTGTTGACGACGAAGGCGGTCCACTTCAAGTCGGTGATGGTGGAACTGCTCTGGTTCCTTCGCGGCGACACGAACACCGCATACCTGAAAGAGCACGGCGTCTCAATTTGGGATAGCTGGCGCGCGCCATACTCTGCCCCGCGCGGAATGGTCCTAGTTACGCCGCGCACTGCTGCCGTTTGCAAAGGGTACTTCGGAGACTTCAGCACAGCCGGCACCGGAACCCGAACGGACTCCGCAGACTACGGCCTCCTAAATGTGTGGCAACGAATGATGCTGCGCTGCTATGACCCCGCTAATCACCGATTTGAGCAATACGGTGCGCGCGGCGTAACAGTTCATCCGGATTGGCACGATCCGTCTGTTTTCCTAAGAGAAGTTAAGGAGATTCCGAACTGGGGCTACAAGGAAAACGATGAGGCGCTTGCATACGAGCTAGACAAAGATTACTTCGGTGCGAACCAGTACGGAAAAGACACTTCTGTTTGGCTTAGTTCTTCTGAAAATAATAAATACATACGGACTGCTAGGCCCATTCGAGTGACCGCCCCGAATGGTGATTCAACCGTGTATTTGACATTGTCCGACGCCGCAAAAGAAATTGGCATTTCGTCTTCATCTCTTTGCCGATTCGTGAACGACGGTTTCCCGTCTATTATCAAAGGCAATAACAAGTTCTTTATCGGGTACGAGTTTGAGCCGGCCGTTTTTGACGGTAAATTGCTTCGGTTAGAACTACGTAAAGACGGAGAACTCGGGCCGGTGTACGGCCGCCAATGGCGCGACTTCAACGGCGTCGACCAGATCGCCGACCTCGTCCGCAATCTCCGCAACGACCCGTTCTCGCGTCGCCACGTCGTCAGCGCATGGAACCCCGCGGAAATCCCCGACATGGCGCTGCCGCCGTGCCATGTCTTGTTCCAGTTCTACGTCAACAAGGACCACTCGCTCGACTGCCAGGTCTATCAGCGCAGCGCCGACATGTTCCTCGGCGTGCCGTTCAACATCGCCAGCTACGCCCTGCTGACCTGTCTGATCGCGCAAGTCTGCGGCTTCACGCCCGGCGTTCTGACGTGGGTCGGCGGCGACTGCCATCTGTACAACAACCATGTCGAGCAGGCGAAAGAGCAACTGGCCCGCCCGATGGACCGCCCGCCGCCAAAGCTGCGCTTGAACCCCGACGTGACGGACCTGTTCGCCTTCACGCCGGATGACATCAAGATCGTCGACTACAACCCGTTCCCGGCGATCAAAGCCCCGGTGGCGAAATGAGCGCGCCGAACGATGGCGGGCCGGCGTTCCCGCTTGAGTCGCGAATTGACGACATGGTGATCCTTAACCCCGGCATGGCCCTACGCGACTACTTCGCCGCGAAGGCGATGCTAGGCGACATCGTTTATCAGGGCTTGGAAGGGCGCGAAGCTCTCCACATCGCCGGAATGGCCTATGAGATGGCCGACGCCATGCTCAAGGCCCGCGAGGCGAAATAATGGAGTGGACCGCCCAACAGTCCGAAGCCTTGGCGCTCATCGCGAAGTGGCTCGCCGATCCGCACGCGCCGCAGATTTTCCGGCTCTACGGCTACGCGGGCACCGGCAAGACGACGATCGCCAAGGAACTGCGCCGCATGGTCGGCAACGTGAAGTACGCCACGTTCACGGGCAAGGCGGCGTCCGTTCTGCAGCAGAAAGGATGCTCCGGCGCGCAGACCATTCACAGCCTGATCTACCGGCCAGTTGAAGGCGCTCGCGGCGATCAGCCGAGATTTGTTCTGTGTTCTGAGTCGGAGCTATTCGACGCGGACCTCGTGGTGCTGGACGAGTGCTCGATGGTCGACAGCGCGCTCGCGACCGACTTGGAAACCTTCGGTGTTCCGATGCTCGTGCTCGGCGATCCGTTCCAGTTGCCGCCTGTCTCCGGCGCGGGTGCGCTGACTTCGGCGCCGCCCGACTACATGCTGACGGACATTCGCCGCCAGGCTCTCGACAATCCGATCATCTGGATGTCGATGCAGCTTCGCAGCGGCCAGTCCATCAAGCCCGGCCGATATGGCGAGTCGCGGATTGCCCGGCTTGACGAAATCGGCGCTGACGAAATCTCCGGCGCGGATATGCGCCTGGTCGGGCGAAACGCCACCCGCCGCCAATGGAACGCTTCTGTGCGGAAGCTCCGCGGCTTTACTGAGGCCCTGCCGTTGCGTAAAGAGCAATTGGTCTGCTTGAGAAACAACAAAGACAATGGTTTGCTGAACGGCACGATCTGGAACGCCGAGGCGGCCAGCGTCCGACCAAGCGGCAAGGTTCAGCTTGATCTGACGACTGCCGATGATGGCTTATACCCGACCCGCGTCAAGACCGTGGCCCACGCCGAGCCCTTCATTGGCGCGGAGATCACCGGCGACTACAAGGTCCGGAAGCTCTACGACGAGTTCGATTTCGGCTATGCGCTGACGGTTCACAAGGCGCAGGGCAGCCAGTGGTCGAACGTCGTCGTGCGCAACGAGGCCGGCGTATTCGGCGAAGACGCGGCGCGCTGGATGTATACGGCGATCACCCGTGCGTCGGATCGCGTGACGGTGGCTCTGTAATGCACTACCTGTCTGTGTGCAGCGGCATCGAGGCGGCGTCTCAGGCGTGGCACCAGCTCGGCTGGACGCCCGTCGCCTTCAGCGAGATAGAGCCGTTCCCGTCGGCCCTGCTCGCCCATCACTACCCGCATGTCCCGAATCGCGGCGACATGACCAAATTCAAGGAATGGCCGAATGATCCAGTGGACCTTCTTGTCGGCGGAACCCCATGCCAAGCCTTCAGCGTCGCCGGCTTGCGAAAAGGACTCGCCGATCCTCGCGGAAATCTCGCGCTTACGTTCCTCGGCATCGCCGACAAGTACCGGCCGAAGTGGATCGTCTGGGAAAACGTCCCCGGTGTTCTGTCCTCGAACGGAGGAAGGGATTTTGGTTCCTTCCTCGGGGCGCTGGTCGAGCTCGGGTATGGGTTCGCATACCGAGTCCTGGACGCTCAATTCTTCGGAGTTCCCCAACGCCGCCGACGTGTGTTCGTTGTCGCATGTCTTGGAGACTGGCGCCGTCCCGCCGCGGTACTTTTTGAGCCCGACTGCCTGCACGGGAATCCTCCGCCGAGCCGCGAAGCGCGGAAAGCAGTTGCCGCCGGCACTCTGCGCGGCACTGACGGCGGCAGCGATGTCGACCACGCAAGCGCCGGCCACCTGATCGCAAGCGGCAAGCAGTGGCCCGTCGATGTAGCGCCAACCCTGAACGCTTCGTTCGGCGATAAGCAGGGCTTGGAGGATCAACATGCGTTGAACGGGGGGGATTGTTCGTACCTGCCGGAAATATCGCTCTGCCTGAATGCGGGCGGCATGGGGCGGCAGGACTACGAGACGGAAACCCTGATCGGGGGCGTCTTCGATGTCGCCCACGCGCCGCGCGGTGAAGGCGTTGATGCCAGCGAGGACGGGACCGGGCGCGGGACGCCGTTGGTTCCGGTGTGCTTCGACACGACGCAGATCACCAACGCAGCCAACTACTCCAACCCGAAGCCCGGCGACCCGTGCCACCCGCTGGCGGCCGGCGCGCACCCGCCTGCGATCGCGTTCGACAGCCGGCAAGACTGCGTGTCGTCCGAGCACGTTTTCGGATCGCTCGGATCAAGCAGCCCCCAGGCTCAGGCGGTTGCGTTCGCCCTTCGGGGCCGCGAAGAAGGCGCTCAGCCCGAGATTCACGGCGAAGGTGACAGCGTCGGCGCACTGCGCGCTGGCAGCGGCGGATCGTCGCGGGATTACGTTTCGGTTGCCTACGGCGTGCGCACGGCAAACACCAGCAGCAACGGGTGGGGCGTTCAGACGGAATGCACCCATACACTTGACCGCGCGTCACCACCCACAGTTGCAACCACCAGCGCCGTTCGCCGCCTGACGCCCACGGAATGCGAGCGACTTCAGGGGTTCCCGGACGGCTATACGCAAGTCCCAGTGCGCGGCAAGCCCGCCGCCGACGGCCCGCGATACAAGGCGCTCGGCAATTCAATGGCGGTGCCGGTGATGCGCTGGATTGGCGAGCGCATTCGCATCGTCGACGCGCTCGGCGGGCCGGTCGAATGAGCCGCACGAAACGCGGTGCCAAGGGTTCAGGCTACGAATACTGGTCGCGCCGGCCGTACAACCGACACGGCGGGTTGATCGGCCCGTTCACGAAGCGCATGACGCACAAGGCCGAGCGGCGCGAAGGCAAGGCGCTCGACGAATGAAACTGCTCGTCGGCACCGAATGGGCGGCCAAGTATTTCGGAACGCCGCCAGACAGACGAACGATCCGCTCATGGGTCGTGCGCGGCGATGTACCAGGGCGGGTGATCGGCAAGATCGCCTATGTGGACGAGGCGGCTTGGCTGGCAGCCGGAAACACCGGCGACGACCTGGCCGACGCTGCGATCAAGAAGTTGGCTAGTTAAGGAGAAAGCACATGAAGGCGAAACTTTGCGCGGTAATCATCGGGGCACTGCTGTCCGGCTGCACTACGGAAACGGCGTATGGGCCGTGCGTGGGCGTTGGCGAAGACCGCGATCCGGCTCTCACCTACAAGCTGAGCGCCTGGAACGTCGGGGTCGGCATGGTTTTTAGCGCACTCCTGTTGCCGCCTGTCTTGGTACTCGCCGACGCCACGTTCTGCCCTGTCGGCAGGAAGTTCTACCCGGCCGTCCCGAGCACCTAGCTCGCCGTAACCGCTTCAGGCGGCAGCTTGTGCCCGCGCAGGTAGTCAAGCGTCTGCTTGCGCGACTCATGGCCGAGCAGGGCTTGCACGAGGTCGATGTCGCGGCACTCCCACAAGAACAGGGCAGCGCCAAGGGATCGGAGCTCGTGCAGGCTCGGCCGGCTACGAGCGGGCATCTTGGCGAACTTGGCGATCCCGTCACGCGCCGCAGCAAACGCATCCGTGAAGTCGTCGGGCTTCACCGGCCCTGTGCCGTCGCGGACGATCATCAATGCGCCAGCCGGCGGGAGGGTCAAGCACTGCTCGATCGCCGCCCGCATCTGCTTGCCCGCGGTAATGGCGAGCCCCTTCTTCGTCTTGCCCTGTTCGAGCACCAGCACGCCGTTCTTGGCGTCCCAGGCCGCCACCGGCAGCGACACCACGTCCTCGCGGCGCTGCAGCGAGTAGAGCGCCACGTCCATCGCGGCGGCGAGCCATGCCGGCGCTTTCGCTCGGATCGCCTGATAGTCCTCGATGCCGAGCCGCTGGCGAGTCTTCGGCGCGTCCACCTTCAGGGTCTTCTCGACGACGTTCTCGTTCGCCCATCCGTGCGCCACGGAATAAGCCCATAGCTGCGACAGAAGGCCACGGATCATGTTCGCCTGCCGCGCAGGAATTGGCGACAGCCAGTCTGCGATTTCTCCATGACGAATCGTGCCGATGGCACGCGTGCCGTGGTGCGCCTCGTAGCGTTCGAGCATGTTGGCGTAGTCGCGCAGGGTGGCGGCCGACAATGGCGCTCCGTGCTTGTTGACCCGGCCCTTGAGCGCTTGGCTGAAATCGGCGATCGCCGCCGAAACCCTCGCCCCCGGACTGTCGACCTTCGCGACCAGGCGCGACACCTCGTCGGTCTGCCGCCGGCTCATCAGGATGCCTGCGGCCTTCTTGGCCGCGGCGAGATCGCTGCCGAGGCTGACGGACTTGCCAGTCTTCGGGTCTTTGAACCGGTAGTAAGTCCGGCCGCCCACCGTTGCGGGGTAGAGCGGCAAGCCCTGCAAGGCTTTGTTTTTCGATAGCCGGGTGCGGCCCATCGGTGCAACTCCTGACTGATTCCGATGGCGCTTATAGTCAGGATTTTGTCAGTTTATTGCAAGGGCTCGCGCAATCCCTTGTAAGTCATTGATTTTGGTGCCGAGAAGAGGAATCGAACCTCCGACCTACTGATTACGAATTAGAGCCAGATAGCCTAGTTTTCTTGAACGAAATCAATTTGTTGATCTTGAAATAGGCATCGGCGAAACGCGCAAAAGCGTGCAAAGGAATACAAAGACATACATGGTTGTTTTGTCAGTGCACCGCAACCATGTCGGGCAGTTCTACCGTCCTGTCGGCCAGCCCGTGCGTGCTGTCGCTGAAGAACCGGATCGTGCCGTCGACGATCGCCGAATGGCAGACGTGCGTCACGTCCGTATCGGCGGGCGACCAGATCACCTTGATGGACTCAGACACAGACGGGCGGCACACGCTACCGTCCCACTGCCATCGGTCGCCGAGCCCTGGCCCGACCGGGATCGTGTGCGGGTGATCGCAGGCCGGACACCAGAACATCAGCCTGCCGCCGCTGACGCTACGCACCTTGGCGCCGGGCAGGCTCACTTGCGGCTGCGCAGGAACGTGAGGTAGCCCGCCGCTTCTTCCGGATCGAGAAAGCACTGCGAAATCGACATCGTCGTCTTGGCTTGCGGGTTGATGACCGAGACGATCGACTGGCCGTGCTTCTGCTCGGGGAACCCGAGGTTGCGCGCGTAGTGGTCCATCATCTTGTAGCCGCGAGCTCGCGCGTACCAGGTCGGCCGGTTGCGGCGCACGTCTTCCTGACACGACAGCGCCGCCGTGTGCTTGTGGCCACCTATGATGAGGTCCGCGTCCTGCGCGAGCGGATGGCGAATCTTCGCCTTCATCTGGCCGTGCAGCGGATTATCCTGCGAATGGCCTGGATGATCGTGCCGGGCGTCAACGTCGAACGTGAATCCATTGGGGAACGCGATCTGGAACCGCGCAGCCCACTCGGAATACTGACCGACGCGGTTCTGCAGCCATTGCAGCGGGCTGTCGTCGCCTGACCAGGCGTCGTGGTTCCCTGCGACAACGAGGAACCAAGGCATGACCTGAAACAGCCACTCGGTCAGACGAATGCCGGTCTTCTTCGACGTGTCCTGAGAGGCGTACAGCCGGCCGAGGTTGCCGACCCAGTTGTTCGTCGTGTCGCCGAGGTTGCAGGCGTACATGCCTGGCGTCGTCTTCACAATCTCGATGTGGCGTTGCAGTGTCGGCCAGTCGCAGCCGTTGTCGTCGATGTGCGGGTCGCCGAACCAGCAGAGCGCCATCGGCTCGCTGGACTTGGCCTTGATCTTCATGACCTCGCGCTGCTGATGCTTCGCGGCGCGGCGGGTGAAATCCTTACTCATCCGAGCGATCAGTTCTTCAATCGGGGGCTCGCCGGCATCCTCCGTCGCCTTGGAGAATTCAAAGCCGACAGGCTTCCCGTTGCGATCCGCCCATTGGAGCCGGCTCTGCACCGTAGCCCTACTGATCTTTAGCTCCCGAGCAGCGGCCGACTGGCTGCCGTTGTTACGTTCGACGGCCGCAAGCGTCTCGGCGACGAGTTCCGGCCTCATGACTGCTGCCATGTCAGCTCCCGATATGCGCGCCTGCCGTGAAATGCTGCGCGAGGAAAAACGTGACGGCCGCGAGCAGAAGCAGGATGAAGCCGACAACGCCTCGTTCGAGCCACCGTTTCAGGTCCGCAATATCGTTGCGCAGCGTCAAATGGCGCTGCGCGCAAACGAGTTCATGGCTGTCAATCTTGGCGTCCGCCGCGGCGGCTCGGGACAACGCGGCGGACGCCTTTTCTTCGGCGTCGGCGGCCAGGTCGTGCGCGTTTTGCACGACTTGCAAGGTAAGCCCCGGCGTCACTCCCGGCCCCCTTTCGCCAGCATCGCGGTCTTGAGCGCGGAACCGCTGGACGATCCGAAGTAGTACGCCATGATGGCCGTCCATCCCGACACCATCGCTGTCAGCAGCATCAGGATTGCGTCTCGTCCCTCAACTGGCAGCCCGCGAAACAGGATCACGGCGATCATCAGGAACAGGCCCGCAGTGACGCTGTAGGCCAGGTTTCGAGGCGTGGTGTCGTGGGCCGCGATTTCACGGGCGCGTGCCGATGCGCGGTCGTCGTTGTCGGCCGTCAGCGCGGCTTCGGCGACACGGGCCTCGATCTCGAAATGCTGGTTCGTCAGTTCGGCGAGCCGCAGGCGTTCGTTGCTCTGCAGGTCAGCCAGCTTCAGCGCGGCCGTGGGATCATTCTTCAGCACGTCAGCGATCGCGTCCGGGAACGGTGCAACGCCGAGCGCCTTGGCGATCAGGCCACCTGCCGTAGCGCCGAGCGGGCCGCCGAGCAGCCCGCCGACGATAGGCGCCGCTTTGCCGACAACGCCGGCGAGGTCTTTCCACTGCATTCGTCGGCCTTCAGTTCGGAATAGTGACGCGGCTGGCGAGCCACCCGAATGCGAAGTCTTCCTGCTTCGGATCGGATTCAGCCAGTTCGATGTAGCGAACGGCTTGCAGTCCGTTTAGCGCCGCAAGCAGTACGCGCTCGCCGTCCCGGCCTCGGCGCTTCAGGAGCGCTCGAAGCGCTGCCAGGGTGCCGGGGCCGACGCTGCCGTCGACTGCGACGTCGGGGTAATCCGCGCCGCGACGATTGAGCGCGTTGAGAGCGCGCTGCAGAAACTTGGTCGCTGTCTGGGGGCCCATGTTCACGCCTGTGTCCGTGAGCTCGTCGGCAACTGCCCTGGAAATCAGATCGACCTCGCTAAACCGCGGCGCGTCGTAGTACCGAGCCAGATAGATTTCGCGCGCGATGTTGACGGGAAGATCGCGCATGGCGCCTTTGTATCCCTGCTCTCGCGCCACGCGTTCCGTGATGCCCCAGCATGTCGGGCCGCCTCTGTCGTTTTTGTGGTCAACGAACCCGCCTTCGCGCTGCACGATGTCGTCAATAAGGCGCCGGGTACTCGGGGATACGTCCGTCATGGCTGGCTCCGGTTGATGCGACGCGCGCCTCATTGCAGATTGTAACGCAACACCCTTACCTGATGCGTCTCGCGAGCAGTTCATTGATCCGCTCGACGGTGACCCCCGGCATTGCGGCGGATGGTCTCGGACAGCTCGGCAGCGTGGCTGCGATCGCGGCCCATCCAGTACTCGGCGAGCGCGATCAATTGCACACCGTCATCAGGCGGCGGCGGGCAACGACGCTGTTGACGACGTAGGCAACCTCGACGCCTGACTGCGACAACAGGATCGGAGGCGTGCCGGTGCGCGCGACTTCGGCACCCGATTGAGAAAGCAGGATCGTAGGCGTACCGGTGCGGGCTACTTCAACACCAGATTGAGAGAGCCGAACGTCAGTCATATCA